TCACTCTTCCTCGCTTTGGTAAGGACTTCGAAAGAAGTCTCGAACTAGGCAAGGTGGATCGCAACCTCTTCCAAGGTTTTGCCTGGAGAGGTGGTCTCCCCCTATTTCTAGGAGGTTTCCTCGATCGCGTGTTCGACCGTGGTACTGGACAGCTGCTCGATGAGCCCTGTGTGGATTCCATCTTAGCCGTTAGGGTGCTTACGCATTCCTTCGGCAAGATCCTTCGTAAGCTTCCTAAGAAGCGTGTAGAAGGCGCCATGCAGAGCTACATCCGAGTAGATGAAGAAGTGCGAATGGCTGACAAGGTAATTCCGCTAGACCTCCTTCAGGAGTTCGAACGGTTGTCGGTCATCCTCTGGGCAGATGTGTTTACCGAAGTGGAGCGAGAGCTCCTCGACGGGTCACTTCTACCGAAGCACGGGCCTGGGGTCACGGCCGATCGGCTTCTGGGAAACCAGAAGTACAATCAGGTCGAGTGGACCCAGAGGCTTGAGCCAGTCTTTCCATTTTTGGAGACTTGCTTGCCCAGTCCCTCTTACAAAGAGGAACTGACTCGTGTCGCCTTCTTGGAGCCTGATGCGGAACGACCCGTAAAGGTCACCGCCGTACCTAAAACGCTGAAGACCCCAAGGATCATTGCAATCGAGCCAACCTGCATGCAATTCACGCAGCAGGCCATCGCCGAATGCATGATTAAGAATCTCGAACGGAGGCATGTTGGCATTAATACACGCCGCAACCTCGCGTACGGATTCGTCGGATTCTCCGACCAGAACCCAAATAGGGAAATGGCCAGGGTTGGGAGTCGTGACAAGACTCTCGCGACACTCGATATGAGTGAAGCATCCGATAGGGTTTCGAATCAGCATGTAGTCTCCTTGTTGCGAAGGTGGCCTCATCTTTCTGAGGCAATCCAAGCGACTCGGAGCACGAAGGCTGATGTACGAGGCCATGGAGTAATCCATTTGGCCAAGTACGCGTCTATGGGCTCCGCTCTCTGTTTCCCGATTGAGGCCCTGGTCTTCACGACCTTGGTCTTTGTTGGGATTCAGCAGAAGCTCAGCTGCCAGTTGACCCGTAAGGACATTCAGTCCTATCGGGGCCAGGTGCGCGTCTATGGGGATGATATCATTGTCCCCGTAGATTGTGTCGACTCAGTGATCCAGACTTTGGAGGCCTTCGGCCTCAAAGTCAACAAGGACAAGAGCTTCTGGAACGGGAAGTTCCGGGAGTCTTGCGGAGGAGACTATTACGACGGTGAATGGGTAACTCCCATTCGCGTACGCCGTGATATACCCTCGTCACTGAAGCGCGCGAAGCAAGGTGAAGTTGCGTCACTTGTCTCTCTCAGGAATCAGCTTTACCTGGCTGGTTTCTGGAAGACTTGTGCTTGGTTAGACACTCAGATAGAACCCCTGTTGAAGGGGAGATATCCTGTGTGCTCGCCCACTATAGCGTGGAGCGGTAGCGATAACCAACTCGCTACAGCCAAGAGCAACCTTCTTGGACGTGCATCGTTCCTTCGGAGTCGGCCATACGAAGTATGGCTCGACGTTCGTTCCGGAGAAAAGATGCACAAGAGATACGACTATCCCCTTGTCAAGGGATGGTACGTCTCTTCCCGGATCCCCAAAGATTCTTTGGATGGACCCGGGGCCTTGATGAAGTGGTATCTGAAGAGGGGTGAAGAACCCTTCCAAGATCCACGCCATCTTGAGCGTGCAGGACGTCCCCTAGCCGTCGACATCAAGCTAGGGTGGAGGTCACCCGCGTAAAACGGGTGACTACCTGGAGTCCTCATCGCTTCTGCG